CCATGGACCTGTCCAAAGACATGGTCGCCATCGACTTCGGGGAAGCCAACCAGCAGCTGCTCACCCTCATCGAGATGTTGGTGGGCTTCGGCAACCGCGTCACCAATACCCCCGAGGTGCTCTCGGGCGAGAGCGGCAAGAGCGGGGAGACCGCCCAGGGCATCAGCGCCCGCATAGAGCAAGCCACCAAGATGCTCTCGGTGCCGACGGGCAAGTACGCCGACTTCCTCACCCAGGTGCTCATCAACAACGCGGCCATCAACGCCATCTTCATGGAGGACGCCGAGTTCTTCGCCGTCAACAACCACGACCCGCAGCTCGGCCCCATGGGCCAGCAAATGATGAGCGTGGGCCGCGAGCTGTACGACCGCCCCTACGACGTCGAGATTAGCGCGGACCTGAAGTTCACGAGCACGGCTCAGCGCATCAGCGAGGCCGATGCACTGGTGCAACTGCCCAACGCGGTCGAGGAGATGAAAGCCAACTTCGCCTTCCGCTACATGACCGTGCAGAAGGCGCTCGAGGCCCGCAACCGCTACGACCTCATCGCGACGCTCGGCGCCCCGCCGAAGCCGCCGCCCGTCTACGGCGCGCCGACCTCGCCGCCCGCTCCGCCGCCGGGCGCCCCCATGCCGGCAGGGCCAGGTGGCCCCCCGGGTGCTCCTCCCGGAGGACCGCCGGGCAACGACAACGGTAAGCCCCCGCAGCCCAAGCCGCAACAACCCCCACCCCCGAAGGCCGCATGAGATGCGCGACCTGCAGCTGCTCGACGATTACCTCGTGCGCTTGCGCCAGGAGCGCCTGCAGCAGGGTCACGCCCGTGCGCTCGACCTGACCATGGACGTCATCGACATCCGCATCGCGGCCTTCGAGGCCGAGCTCTGTACCCGCATCCGCGTGGCCATCAAAGCGCTCGAGCATGACTCGGGCAAATTCATCGAGGACTTTTTGAAATGAGCAGAAGCTATCCCATCTCGGTGGGTGACCCCGAGAAAGTCACCGCCTGGCCCTTCAAGGAGCCCGAGAAGTCGACCGCGTGGAACGACAACGCCACTCCGAAGGAGCCCAGCGTCGACCTGCGCGACTTCGAGAAGGACAGCGCCGAGCACCGCACGGCGATGATTAAGGAGCGCATGAGCCCGCCCGGCGCTCTGCATCTGCCGCCGCTGCTCGAAGTCCAGCGCCTGAAGTGGGGCATCACCGATGGCTTCTTCAAGAGCCAGGCGGCCTTCGACCGCATCTACGTCTTCCCCGTCGACCAGTTCGACGACTCGGACTCGGCTGCGCCAGGCAGCGCCATCATTCGCCCCGCTATCAAGAAGCTGAAAGACATGCATGAGGGCAACCGCGGCGTGCTCATCAGCGCAGGGCTGACCGCCGCCGACCGCCTGATGAGCCACGGCATCGAGCTCGGCCACATCATCACGACCAACAAGAACGTCCCCTTCGCGCGCCGGTGCGACCGCCTCTCGGACGGCACGGACCTGTTCTATCTGGTGATGCGCGAGGCGGACCTCGCCGGCAGCGAGACCCTCGCCGAGCAGATTATGGCGGGCGAAAAGAAGGTCGTCGAGGTCGGTGACGCTGGGAGCTTCGAGCACCAGGTGGCGGTCAATGACAACGGGGAATGGGACATCCGAAAGAAGAAGAGCGTGTTCATTTCGGATTGCTGGTGACCATGACGACCATAAAGGAATGGAGCACGGCGGAGCCAAACCGCCACTTCATCATCAAGATGGGCAGCACGTACATCGAGACCCGCTGGCGCATCATCCTCTGGGTGAAGCCAGAGGGCGGGACAATTCAAGGCCTGCCCGGAGAAGGGTTCGGCGAGACCCTGGCCGACGCTGCGGCGATGGCGATTGAAGCTTGGGAGACGCAAGCGACGTTGCCGCGCCCGACGGGCACGCATTGGTACATCCCCGTCAACCTGAGCAAACTACTCGAGGAGAAGCTATGAGCGACTACATGCAGGGCGACCCGGACAACTCGGTCTCGGTCCCGTTTTCCGATGACGACGCCGCCAAAGACCTCGAAGAGGACTCACCAGACGCGAGCCCAGAGGAGCGCATCACACGCAAAGAGCGGCGCCAGGCGCGGCTCCGGACGCTGCTGTCCGAGGGCAAGCAGAGCAAGGAAGAGCTCGCAGCGCTCAAGGCCGAGCAGGCCGCCACACGCGCGCAGCTCGAACAGCTCCGCGGCTACGTCGCCGGAGTCCAGCAACAGCAGCGCCCCGCCAACGATGACGGCAAAGACCCGTACGAGCGGCGGCTGGATGCGGTCTACGACAAGCAGGGCGAGGCCTACACCGCAGCCCAAGCCGAGATTGCCGCCGGCACCTTCACCCCCGAGCGCCAGAAGTATTACGAGCGCGTAGCCCGCGAGGTCGAGTCGGAGAAGACCCGCATCCACACCGAGCGCGTGATGGAGTCCCGCTCCGCCTCCCAGCGCGCCGAGCAGGCGCAGCAAGTCTGGGTGCAGAAGTACCCCGAGGTCTACGGCAACCGCGCCGCCTACGACTACGCCGAGGGCACCTGGAAGCGCCGCAAGGCGCGCGGCGAGGCCGTGACCAACGAGATGGTCGACGAAATCATGCGCGAGACGATGACGGAGTTCAAACTCGGCAAGCGCGCGGCCCCGGCGGCGAACGAGCGCGCGCGCATGAGCGGGCTGCCCTCTGCTGGCGGGGGCGGGGGCGGCAAACCCACCGCTGGCGGACTCACTCCCGAGCTGCGGCGCATGGCCATCGCTGCGCACAGCGACCTACCCGAAGCCGAAGCCATCAAGAAATGGGAGAAGACGACGGGCGCTCGACTCCGGCAGAAGAAGGTCATCTGATAGGCGGCAACTATCAGACTTGACTTTCTGATAGCTTTCTTCAGAATCCCAACCATCACACCTCTGTCGGCTTCGGTCGACAGGGGGGTGACCCAACTACGGCGGCCATCCCCCACGATGAGCGCGTCTGCACCAAGTGGGCAGACGGAGCGTTCGTGGAAGACGATACGGTTGTCGCGCGCAGCAACAAGCGCGGCATCAAGCGCGAGGACCCGCCACCGCGTCCCGTCGAGGGCGTAGCCAATCGCGGCTTCCTCGAAGGCCACGACCCCGGCAAACACTACGTGTGGGTGAGTGAGGTCAACGACCCCACCATCAACGTCGGCTACTACAAGCACCTCGGATACAAGGTCGCGCAGTACGACCCGGACGAGGCGCGCCCGACCATCGGGTACCAGGAGTTCCAACAGGGGGACCCCATCAAGTCGATGGGCATGACCCTGATGGAGTGTTCGCTCGAGCGCAAGCTCGCGATCGACAAGGTGGGCTGGGACAAGGCTTCGGCCATCCAAGAGACCATCCGCAACCGCGACATCGACCCGCTCTCCGCACAGGAGAGACAGGAGTTCCGCGGCATCAAGTCCGTCCGCACCGAGCAGGACGACCGCACCAAGTGGCAATTCTGACCGCGAGGAAATGAATGGCGAATCCCCATCGTTATGGTTTTCGGTTCTTGAAGAACCGTTGGGGTGGCGACACTCCCGAGGTCTACACCGGCTTTCTCGCGAGCGGCTACACGCCGAACGTCACGGGCGCCACCACCTGCAACCTCAACATCGGCGACCCCGTTCGCATGCTCAACAGCGGCGCGTTTGCGCTGGTAGAGCCCGGCGAGCTCGACGATGACGACGCCAACGAACGCACGTTCGGCATCGTCGCCGGCTTCCCGCGGGTGCTCATCAACGGCGCCGCCCGCCCCAACGCCTACTACCCAACCAACACGGTGTACGGCACGAACCTCGAATTCCAAACGCAGGTCACGGTGATTCCGGTCGAAGGCTGCGTGTTTGAAATCGACACGGCCACGACCAGCGCGAGCTTCGACACGAAGGCCGAGTTCCAGGCAGTCATCGGCGCGGTCTGCACCTTCAGCTACACGCAGATTAACTCGACCACCGCCAACCCGAAGGCAAACCCGATGGCGGTGCTCTCCTTCGTCGAGAGCACGGAGACCCGGCAGCTGCGCGTGGTCGGCCTCGGTCGCGGCTTCGAGCAGTACGATCTGACGCTGGCGAACGTGCCGTTGCAGGTCGTGTTCAACCAAGTCCAGGCATCGCCGTGGCGCATCACTGGGAACCAGGAGTAAGCCATGAGTGAGATTTTCACCAGCACGGCAGCCCTCGCGCTCAAAGACACGCTCGAGGATATCGACACCGACGACCACGGTTCGGAGGGCAGCAAGGCTGTCTTCCCGAAGTGGTTGAACGTGAAGTCGATGAGCGACAACTTCATCGATTACTACGAAGTCGCGGGCTCTGGCCTCGCGGGCGAAAAGCCCGAGGGCGAGAGCATCCCGGTGGGGACCATCGTCGAAGGCCCGGTCACGCGCTTCAACGCGCGCACGTACGGCCAGCGCATGATCGTCTCGGACGAAGCGCTGGAGGACATGAAGTACGACAAGGTCATCCAGGCCGCGAAGCGCAACAACCGCTCGCTCTGGAAGCTGGCCGATTTCGACGCCACCTTGATGTTGGTGCGCGCCACCAACACCAGCTTTCTCGGTGGAGATGGT